AAGGGAGGACCTTTTGCCAAAGATGAGAGGTCAGAGAGACCTGGAAAGACGTTTCTTTGAGTGTTCTTTCCTTTCTCACGAGCCATTTGTCCATTCATATTTTGTTGACGTTTGTTCTTGCGACCGTCATAATTTACACGAGTATATTTTTTACCCTTTGATCCTGGTGTGACATATGGCTGATTTCTACTTCCGGGCGTAGAAAGAAGAACAGAATCATCCTCTGCTGGTTCTTCTGTCGCATCTGCGTCACCACCGAGATCATCACCACCGAGATCATCACCACCGAGATCATCATCACCGAGATCATCATCACCGAGGTTGCTGCCAACTCCTCCGGCAGCGTCTTCTGTAGCAGCTGTAGAGACCGCCTCAAGAGAGGCATCAAGTTTTCTATCAAAATACATCTCTCTTTGGTTACGAACAATTTCATCATCAGATATCCCAAAGATATTTTTAGATACCCAGGCGCGACTGAAGTAACCTTCAGTTGCAGCAGTGGCGATATCAAATTTAGTTCTCCAGTGCTCTAGTTCTTGCAATTCAGCAATCTTTGATGGTTGATTTAAACTTAACTTAAATGAGAGTAAATCTTTTCCACGGAAACCAAGAGTATAAAGATGAATAACTGTGATCTTTTCCAACTCTGAAATAATGTTTCTTTGTAGTCTTGTGATAGTTCTTGCAAAACGAATATCTTTTTGTGCAAGAGTTGTCTTATCTTCTGTGCCCTCGTCGCCTTGTGTAAGATAAGAGGCTGGAATTTTGAGAGCAGAAAACAATTTATCACGCAAATATTTTACATCATCAATGTCACCTGTGTAAGTCCCGCCAGGAAGTGATTCAATTCTTGTCCCTGCTTGTCCACCACGAACTGGGATAAAATAATCTTCATCGGTTGACATTGGATTATATCGTAAATCAACACGACCTGTTTCTGAATCAATGACCTGGTTACGTTTCATTTGAGTAACAATACGTTGCATATGTTGCTCAACATCAGTTTCAGGAATACCGCCAACATCAATATAAAACACCCTTCTTTCAGGTGAACGAACAACACGATAAGCCATCATTGCATCTTCTAATAGAGTTAATTGTCTCCAAATACGACGAGCAGGTTCTAAAACAGATGTTCCATAGGGGGCAAACTTATCATTGCCAAGAATTCTAAAATGGGCGATTTGCCAATTTTCAAATGTTAATCCGCCACTATTCCACTGGAATTGAACATAATCTGGATTTGTTTTGTCTTCCCCTTCCAACCTTTCGATTTCTTGTGGGGGTAACCCAATAATTGATTTAATTCCAATATCTTCATCAATGTCTAAATAAAGAAAATAATCTCCATATTTACACATTGTTCTTGCCCATCCATAAAGATTAAACTCGATATTTAATACACTATAAAAAAGTGTATGAATAATTGATTTGATTTCCTCATTAGGGCAAGTGATATTTAGCATTTGTTGAAGTGGAGAAGAAGTAGTCATCTCATCTGCATATATATCAAGAGCAGAAGCAATCTCTGGTGTGTATTCCATTTGATCAAAATCGACATATCTTTCCGATCTTGAGATGCTTGAAAGTGATTTTGAATAAACATTATCAAAAGGACTGTAAGCGGTTTTCTTAAAGCTCAATCCTGCTGGAGAAGTAAACTTGTATTTATCAAGTTGCCAACGTTTAAGTTGTCTTGGGTTTTGTCTTTGATATCTTGTGATTGGTCCTGATAGAAACTTTGTTAAAGCTCTAAAAAGAGGGGAATCATTATTCTTTGGATTGTTGCCTTGTTCACTCATTTTATTTTATCCTTTTATTAACCAGCCGTAGTTTTTATAATTATCTTTTGCTTCTTTGATTTTATCACTTTTTTCTTCGTTTTTGTAGCCATGCATACCAGGAATTGTCGTATTTAACGAAGTTTTTGTAAAAATCATAGAGTTCAAGAACGTCTTTTTATAATTAACGTCCCGTAAGTTTTCTTGCATAACTGTACTTCTAATCCAACATCCAATAGCAAGAGATATTACAAGGTCATCATTATATCCTCTTTGGGCTTCTGGTCTTCCATTTCTCCAAACAAATGTTTTAAGTTCTTTATAAGAACGTTCAGAATTTAATACAACCATATCATTTCTTATGAACTCTTCTAATTTTGCAATAACCAGCGGTCTGGTTTTTTGTGAGGTTGTAAATCCTGCTACTGAGTTTGATATGTAGTCTGCTTCATAATGCTCAACAAATTCGTGACTGCCTTTTGTTGAATAATATATGTTAGGATATTTTTGCTCTATCAATTTTTCTAAAACAGAGAAGCCAATATTATTATTTTCTAAAACGATCATGCAAGAACCGTATTCTATTCCAGCGTCATAAAGAATTCGGGAGTAAATATCCAGTGTTGGTTTACCACGATATTCTGCAACCTGCTCCATTGTTTCAGACTCAAAAACATGAAAAACGGAATAATCTTGTCCATCTCCACGTGCAGTATCACCTACAAGAAAGTATTTTTTTTCTTTGTCGTATTCTTTCCAAATCCAAAAATTTCTATCAAATCCTGTTTGGTGTTTTGGCTCACAGAATATTTTATTTAATTTATCTAAATCATCGGGATGAACTACAGTTTCACCCGAAGCGTTAAAACTACATTCATATTCTTGTGCAACTTTTCTGCGAGAAAGGTTTCTTGTCGTTTCTTCAAACCACTTTTCATCTCTTTCAGGATGAAGGGTCCAATGAAGTGTTGTTGGATGAAAATCATTGTCACCTGCATCAGCAGCAATAAATGTTTTGTGAAACCAATTTCCAACACCGTTTGGAGAAGAAAGGGCAATACAGCGACCACCGGCTGCCATTGTAGGTTGAAGCGCTGTCCATAAACTATCAAATCCTTCAATATGTGCTGCCTCGTCGATCACAAGAAGTGAAAGAGCTTCAGAACGACCAGCGTCTGCTGAAGTTGATGAAGCTTTGATTTCTGAGCCATTATTCAAAACGAAAGAGGAGCGATTATCGATTGCAATTTGTGCAAGTTGATCAAACCAAGGAGGTAAGTTTTTCATCATTGCTTTTACTTTTTTAACAAGGTTTGCTGCTGTGCTAAACTTTGTGGCAATAACAAGAATGTTTTTATCACGATGAAATAACATCATCCACGACACATAAGCAGCTGTCACGGTTGAGATGCCCATCTGTCTTGATTTTAGTATCACATTGTTGCGATAATCGTTAAATTTTTGTAATAGTTCTTTTTGAAAATCCCAAGTCTTAAATGGGACTTGTCCACGAGTTGGGTGTGAAATTTTACAGTAATTATCAATAAAATAAACGGGATCTTTACCGCATTTTACTATCTCTTTAACAAGATCTTTTTTTGAAAGATACTGGGACATACATGAACTTATTTTTCTTTTGCTTTTTTGTCAAGCTCTTGTTTTAGAAAAACAATCTCTCTTGCTTCCAAATTTAAAGGAGCAAGAAGGTTTAAAGCGAAATTAACTCGTGCTTTAGCACCAAGACCTTCAAGACTAGAGAGTGCTTGTCCCATGACGTTTTTAACCCTAGCTAGTGCCTGATTCGCTTTCTTAATTTGCATTGCACCAGGACCAGCCGGTTTTTCTTGTTCGGGAATATTTTCTAGTTCTTCACGAACAATATCTCTAATTTCTTTTTCTGTAATTTTCACTTCTTTGGTTCCTCGTCACGTTTACCTTTTACGTTTTTTGGCTTCTGAGCGCCGGGAAAAACAGACTCATCGAAACCTAGGAACTTCTTAAAAGTGTCGTTAAGTCTCTCATCAACCGTCTTGCCCATTTGTGGCTGATCAGGAATGCCGCCAATTTTAAATTTTTGATTTGCTTGAACCCAAGAACGAATACGAGAAATAGATTGAACAAAAACATCTGGCTCTTTATCTTCTTTAGTTAACGTGAGGGCGTTACCTGTTACTTTTTTATATTCTTTTTTAATGTAATTTGCAATGTCTTGCATTCTTTGTGCAATCTCATCTTCAAACTTTCCACCATGAACTTCTTTAAGATGAATTTCGCCATGATATTTAATGATTAGGCTATTACCTTGGATGCTTCCATTAAAGCCATCAATAATTCTTTTATCAAGGATTGGATCGCCCTCTTCTCTGCGGAGACCTGTCTTAATAGGTTCGCCGTTTTCATCTAGTGCGCCATCATATGTATTGGCTAGTACTGTGGAAATTCCTCTTACGATTTCTAAAACTTCTGCTGACATATTATTGCTCCTCTTCTCCTTCAGGTTTTTTGGTTGGATTTTTTTTCATGTTTTCAATATCTCTATCTAGTTCTTTTAGAGCTTTTGTAAATGTTCCTTTTAGGTGATAGGCTCGCTTTTTTGCGTCCTTGAAAGCTTTAATATCATCAAAGACACCTGTTTCACCTGTCGGGTCGCTTGGGTCTCTTTCTTTGCTAAATTCTGCGATATCGGCGATCATGTCTTTTAAAAGGGGGGTAATTTTATTTTCGTGTGCCTTTATGATAGTTTTTACAGTTGTATT